CGAAAACCTGAATCCGATGCCCTAGAGCCTAATTCCATTGTCTTGTTCTCCTTCTTGTTTCAACTACTTCTGGTTCATCTCCATCGAGATTTATTGTTACGGTTTTGGCATCTGAAGGCAAACCATCGAATTCTAGATTCAGGCAACAGAAGTTTCCTTTCAGGATGGTTGTATTCCCTGGCTTGATTTTAACTATTGGTTCTTGGTAGGTAGGATATGGTAGCATATATTTCTGACAATAGATAGGGATTTCACACCTCCGACTTTTGAACAACGTTCGATAGATACTAAATCCTCCTCGCTGTATACTTAAAATATAGCTTCCATGGTTGACAATAGCTGTAAGATCTCCAGTAACTCCAGGCAGATAAAACTCAGGCAGGTCACTTCTTCTAAAATGATGAGCTCCAAGAGGCGATTGATCATTTCCAGCAAACACACCTATGGCTGTCTTTTGTCGAGTATAAACTTTCTGAGGTCTTTTATCATTATCAATTTCTATAGCTAGGGTTTCCTTTCCACGCTCTTGATAAAATGCTACACGTACACCATTTACAATTCCTGTGCCAAATGCTATCGGGATATCGCCGACTTCTTCCAGTGAATCATTTCCCCACTTACAGGTTTTGAAGTCATGGACTATAGTGCCACGATACATAAAACATTGTTCTGATATTATAGGTTTTGCATCCAAATGAACAGAAAAGTTGAAACTCATAGGAACTCTAAAGAACCGTCCATCGAACATTCTAGTCACTGGAAGACCTCCCGGAGATTTGAAACTAATGCCTTGATATTTGCTTATGCGTTCTAATTCTCCTTCTTTCTTCTCGAAGCTTTGATCATCTAAATTCAGAATCTCTTGTTCTTCCTCCGTCAAAGGTGTTCCTACTCTCACTTTACAGAATTTAGCTGCTCGAATGTTGGACAAACTTGGAATAGATACAATAGCAGACATCCCCATTCTGGCAGGTAGTTGATCTCGTTTCCTATGTCTTTCAACATGTATCTTAATTCTAGGAGGTTGCAAAAGCTTCACTATATCCGGAGGAACTTCCGCATTTTCCTTGAAGAGTAATTCTAGTGTCCTATCCATGGCTTTGCGTCTCTTAGTGAAGTGTATCGGCTGCACGTATCGAGGATTCAACCTAGAGCTCACTTTTCTCATAATCCCTATACTGTTCACCAGCCTCTTGGTTCTGTGTAAAGTATCAGGGATATAGGTTATCTTTGGTACTTTCTTAGTTGTAGGATCCACATCACCAGCAAATATATGACAAGCACTGGATACAGACATTAATCCCTTCGACACTTGATCTCGAACTTCTGGTTCCATTGCCCACCACATTGCTGCAAGACTCTGGCTACTGCGAGGAAAGAAACCGCTGATTAGTTCTGACATTTTAGTAGGCAAAATTTTGTTCATGAGAAGTTGTTCCCATTGGTCAGTACTTATCAACCATTTCTGCTTCAACATTTCTATATTCCCAAACATCGCTGACTCGGCCAAATCTGGTGAATCTCCCCAAAACAAAGTACTTCTAGCGTTAGACACTGCCGTAATAATATCCGTCATAGGCGTATTCCCATATAATGGTTGATGGATAAGAGAACTATGGATTGGAGCTTGAGGAACCATACCATCGCGTGTAATCACTATGTTATTGAATTCTGCAATATTGGTAGAGACAATTGGTTTTGTGATATTTTCTTTCATCATACAGATTCCGAGATAATCATTTGGCATATCAACTCCTATCATCTTGACATCTTTATTCTCAAAATTTCTACTGTATTCGACCACTCGCACAACATCATCTGAAGTTGTAGCACTTGATATCAATAACTGGTTTTCTGTGAGTATTTTAATTGATTCAGCTAGTCCTGTTACACACACCGTATTAATCAAACCGCCTGTATTAGCATAGATACCTTGCATCATGTGAATGTTTACTTTGAGTCGAGGCACCTTTTTCATTTCCTTTTGTTCTTTCCTCAAAACCATATCAAAATCTAATCCTTTTAGAGCCTCATAATCAGTGTAACCAGATGGGAAAATCACTTCTCTGTTAGTATTCGTCAATAAAATAGAACCTGCTGCTCTTAACCCTGTAGAACCATAGTCGTTTCCAGTGACATAGACTCCCAATCCCATTAACTCAGGATGCATAAAACCACAAAAGTTTGACCGATCTTCAGAAGAAATTACTGTTTTCCCGCGTCTTAATGATTTCATACACATATTTACTACCTTGGTATATTTCTCAGAATCTGTCATCATGTCCTCTGATATTGAATTGTTGTATAATGACACTAGGGATTCTGTAAAATATTGAAATGGTCTACAATTAATATCCATAATTGAAATGTCTCTGTCAGCAGATTTAGCATCTTTCATATGCATAGCATAGCGAGTAGTTATTCGACTTCCTGATAATTGTTTTTGTAAAAGTTCAAAAAAACCATGAGTAACTTTATTCTTCTTCAAGGTTTTGGATAACAACTCTCGCACTCTGCCAGTCTTGACTTGATTGTCGAATACCATAGAATGGTGATCTGTCATCATAGGCCAAATAGCTATTTTCTGGGAACCTTTCATAGGAGCTATTTTATCATGACTTCGGCTCGATAATTGAGACATAGCTATATAAAAAACCACATTGAGGGTCACACATCCAGGATCATAATCCATAAGCTCGTTAAAATCTGATTGAGATAGCCCACTGTCTAACCCTTTTTTAAGAAAATCATTTTGCATATTTAGATATAACAATCTTTGCTCTCGTGTGTCCAATTCCATTCGGTGATTTTCAATTAACTTCGCCATGCAGTCGTTATCGTGATTCGCAGTTCTGACGTGCCAATTCATGCCTTGAGGTAAATCTTTTTCGACACTCATTAACGATACAGGCAATCTAAACAACGGTGTCATAGTGTAGGAAACATATTCTTTCTCCTCGATATACTTGATAATAAGTCTTACATACAGATAGTCTGGAAAACGTAAATTTTGTCCGTGTACCAGCCCCTTTTCAAATAGTGTCTGCAAATCTCCACTCTTACTCATATGACAGCAAGTAGTAAACCGTGATGTACCTGCGATAACCGATGTTCGCCAAGAGGAGTCTGCCCAACACATCAATGCTACAGATAGTCGACTCTCTAATTCGTAAACTTGTTTTACATCAACTAAAGGAATGACAGCTGCATGCATTGATATGAATCTATAGGGTAAAGTACTGGCAAAATGTATATCATTTCTAGAAACTTTAAAAACTGGACTACGAAAATAAGGAATTTTATCTGTAACATGTTCCCATTTTCCTATATAACTTTCATCCATAATAGGGTCAAATGAGTAATAGCAAACAAACCAAGTTAGACTGGATCTAGTATGCCGACCCCAGGATACACCTACACGAGAATATTTTGAATAGTAACAGCCTTTCTTTCCTGATATCTTTGGTAACAATTCCGACATTAGATAAACATATTGAAAAGAACTGTATCTTAGAAAATGCTGAAGTTTTGCCTCATGTATTGTACTACGTTCGAACTCCCGATCAACTGTATTAGGTACTTTGTTCCAGAGAAGTGAAGTAGGGTCTGATTTTATCGAGTTTACATGATATGTGCTCTTCCCTTCAGTATAATTGAAAACATCGACCCAGACACTCGAACGTTGAGCTGCATTTAGGATACTATGAATATCTACACTCTTAGGACATAACACTTTAAAAGGAGAAGGGACTCTTGAATTCTTACTACCATTCTCAAGAAAGTTCCAAAATATCTTAGTGTCAAGTTTCCGGGGTTCTGGTCTAGTATAGCTGTTTCTGGAGGTATTAATCTTTTTCGCGAACCAATGCAACCACATTCCGCTTAGCGACTCACGTTGATGAGCTAACATGTTTTGGGTACTAAGAGCTATTTCTCGAATCACTTTGGTATAGACACTAGGATCGTTGTCAATTGAACTATTCCAATATGAATCGACTAGAGAAAGATCTTCTGCTACACTGAGTTTCCAATAAGTGCTCTCTGTGACACTGGGTATGGAAGCGCTAGCAAGTAAATATTTAGATATCACCCAGTCGCAGTTTGTAAGTTTTCGAGCATATGACTCCCCTCCCACTTCTATGAGTATTTGATTTACAGAAATATCACCTCCTTCATCGGGTTCCAATACTCCTCTGCCTGATCTCGCTATACAAAGACATATACTTGTGTGCAGAAACATTGAAAACCCTACCCCAGTTCCTTTATTCGATACCTCTTCATTGTACATATTGGCACGATCCCATACTGCTTTTGAACTGTAACGAACTGTCTGTGTTATTTTCCTTTTTGCTATCCCAACTTGAACTTCACCCAGATCTGTTTTATAGAAAACTCTTTGACGTTCACTATATAAAATTCCCTTTCTACCGATGAAAGAACATGTTGAAATGGTCTCCTGCTTTTTTCTTCCTGGACCCATATTCTTTGCATCAGGAATTGTGATGTTGACTCTATTTAACTGAGGTACTGAATGTTGGGGCATGAGCATATTCAGAAAGTTTCCCATGTCAGTTAGTTCATCTCCAAATAAGTTTTCAGGCACTTCGAAATCATCTTCATTTATCTCATCTAAAAAAGCAAAGTCATCGGCAGTAAACATATTGGATAAGTTTTCCATACCTAGATTAAAATCAAAAGTTGGCGGGTCATCTTGCAGTGTTGTCTGTGAATCTGTATCTAGGATTCGTTGCAAATGTGACTGGTGACTATAGTCCGAATATTCGCTATCAGTATCTCGTTGTTCGTTTTCCATTTTTG